ATCCACCACCAAGTCCATACAGGCATTACGGACTTACTAAGTAAATGTGTGAGTCACACAGAGGTGCGAAGTGACCAACACGGAGGCATCTACTTAGTATGCATAGAATAGCACATTGTGTGGTCCATGTCAAGTCTTGTTTTTAATTATTTTTCTGTATAGCAAAGTGCTATGTTTCGTGAAAATGGTGTGTGAAACACACATAGATCAGGGTCAGTTTATGCTTCGCTATCGGATCACGACGCTGCTTCGCCTCCCCGCGCTTCGCGCGGCGGTCGCTGTGATGACTGCCCTTCCCCTCCGGCTCAGGAAGTGATTATAACATATAAATGACAGCTTGTCAAGCCCTATTTTTCACTAAAGTGGAGGTCGATCGCTTCCCGTTCACGTTCTGTTCTCATAGAAATAATAGCCCTTGACAGTGTGATTCACACATGCTACAATCGACCTTGCAATGAGTGATCGTGTCGCATACACACTCATTCGGTGATCGAGGGTCGCTGGCACCTCCCCTCGATCACCACCTCCATTTGAACCGCCCGGCATCGGGTGTGAATCACACAAAACCTGAAAGGAAATCGTCATGGCGACGACTAAATCCTATGTGGCGGTTGTGAAAGGCGGTTTCTGGGAATCGAATGGGGTTGGAAGCCTCGCGAACATTCCAGGTTCTAGGAGTTTCCCTCGGCGTTTCACAGCGCAGAAGTTTGGCGGAAGCGGCCTTGCTGCGATGAGAGAGATCGCAGAGACGCTTAACGGCGCGGTTCCCGGCGGAGTGGCGTTCAAGACTCTCGGCGTTGTTTCCTCAAGTCCAGAGCTTGGCGGACTGCGGCCGATCGTGCTAGTTCCGGTTGTCAATCGCGCGACGATTGCGGCAGACAAGCAAGAGTTGGACGAAGATCTGTGGACGATGACGAATCGCACGACTTTTGGTGCGTTCCCGCCGATCAATGGTGATCGTAATCCGCTTGGCACTCGGTAAGTGTGAGTCACACACAAATGCCGAAGCTTTTGCCCAAGCCGCTTGCGAAAGCAGGCGATCCGTATGTGAAACTGGATGGGACAGTTGTCCCTCCAGACCGTTTACATGGTGGCGTTGATAAAACGCTGCCGAAAATGGACGTAAAGGAGTACAAGCCGAAGAGGAAGAGGACGGTTAAGGATTTGCCGGCGCCGGTACCGACATTGAACGGTATCGCGTGCGTTTTTATGTACACGACGCTTGGATTAGGCGACAGAGAGATTGCGGATCTCCTAAAAATTACTGTGAAGCAGCTAAATGGGCTCCGAGAGCACCAAGCGTATGCTGAATGCTTCGATGCGGTTACTACAGAGTTCATCAATATCAATTCGGACATGATTAACGCTAGGATCGCGGCGTATAGTCATGAAGCGTTGAGTGAGATCGCGTCTATTGCCCTAAATGGGAAGGAGGAGCGCAATAGGTTGAACGGAAGCAAGTACCTGATGAATGCGGGAGGGTATGGTGACAAGACCGCAGCGATTCCGACGGCCAAAAACGATCTTCGGATCGTGATCATCGGCAAGGATCAGGATGTTCGGATCGAGGGCGTGTGATTCACACAACAGGAGGACGTGATGGCAAAGGCAAAGTACTATGGCGACGACAGCCCACCGGAAGATGACCCGGCCCCGGTAGCTACAGAAGCTCCCGCCGAGCCAACTGCGGAAGAGATTCAGGCAACTCACGATGAGTTGCGGAAGCTGCAAGACGAGAGGATTGCAGCGGATGCTAAGGCCGAAGAGGAAGCTAAAGCTGAGGCCAAGGCAAAGTCTTAGTGGCCCAGAGTCCCCCGACACGGCTGCTAAGTGGTGCAGGGTGTTCATTCTAGCCGCCCTGCACCATCCCTCGCAACCCTCGTGTGAGTCACACAAATGACCACTAACATCTTTGATATGAGCGATACGTGGAACAGTGGCGGAACCACGTTCAACGCCGTTAAGATGACTGTGAACGATGCAGGCAGTGCGCCTGATTCGAAGTTGATTGATTTACTTCTTGGCGGCACGACGCGGTTCAACGTGGGAAAGAACGGCACGTCGATTCGTGGGACTCTTCAGATTGGGGTTGCTGGTGGGAACTATGCGTTAATTGAAGGTACTTCTGCGGGAGGTCAGTCAGTTATTTACGGAGTTGACCCTGCGAGTGCTGATGCCGCGGTCAACGTTGTGATCCGTTCGAATAGCGGGATATTACTTTATAAGGGTGGTGGGTTGCAGATGGTTGCGACCGGCCCCGATGTCTCGACACGCTATATTCAGGTTACTGGTGCGTCGGGTGCGAACAATCCTCAAATTATTGCGGGTGGTGGTGGTCGTGTTGAGATAGACAGTCTGGCGATGACTGGCAATCCAACTGCCACAACACAGCCAGCGGCCGACAACAGCACGCGAGTTGCTACAACCGAGTGGGTTAAACGATTCAAATACGTTCAGACTGCGCCTCCAACTACATTCAATCAGTTAGCAGGGTTTACTGATCCTCCTGATGGGACGCTGATCCAAGGCATTGATATGCCAGCGGCAGGGCTCAAAAAGATTGGGCCTAACCTTGTGTTGTCTGATGATTTGGATGCGCTCGAGAATCTGACCGGCGTTCATACGATCTATTATCGGTCTGGCCTTAGCACTTGGACTCCTGTTGTCATGGGTCCGAGTATTACGTTCACTGGAGACACGTTGGATCTTGCACCGGGCGCTGGTGGCGTTACCGACGCTGAGTATATTGTCAGTGTGAGTCACACTGGTTTGAGCGCTGAGCGTGTTCTGACAGATACCGCATCAATCGTTTGGGATCGTTCGACGCCAGGTCAGATAAAAGCAACTGCCGCTGCGGGTGGTGGGAACGTTAGTAGTGTTGGTACGCCCCTTACCAATACCTTTGCACAATGGGTTACGCCATTCTCAATTCAGGGAATCTCTGGTTCGGTTCTGCTTGGGCAAATCGGTGGGCAGCCGCTCGATGCAACGTTGACCGCGTTTGCTAATCTAGCTACTGCCGCGAATAAAGTGCCTGTCTTTACTGGCGTTGACACTATGTCAACGATTACGATGACGGCAGCCGCGGCGACGGTGTTAGATGACAACACTACTGCGGCAATGTTGACAACGATGGGCGGTGCGCCACTCGATTCGCCTGCGTTCACTGGGACACCAACGACAACGGGGCCAGCAGCAGGTGATAACTCTCTTCGTATTGCCACAACAGGCTTTGTAAAAGGGCAGGGCTATCAGACTGCTGCTGACGTTGCCGCTGCGACTACCGGATTCCAGCCGCTTGATGCGGACTTGACATCGCTTTCCGCTGCGCTCGGTACGAATACGATGTACTATAGGTCAGCTGGTGGCTGGCAAGCTGTCACAATCGGTGCGAATATTACATTTACTGGTGGAACGCTTTCGGCAACATTTGCTGGTGGCGGCGATGTTACTCAGGCAGGGAACAACGCATTCACAGGTAATAACACTTTCGTCCCTACAACTGCGACAGTGTTCGGGCACACAGCATCTCTCGGAGGAAACGTTGGTAAGGTACAGATCAATACGTTGATTCCTAACGAACCCTTGCAGTTAAATCATTGGAGTGGGAGTGGGGGTGTGTCTGCTGCTCCAAAAGTAGCACTTCAGAGATCAAGAGGAAATGCCGTTGCATCTAATGTTGCTGTTATAGATGGTGACTATCTGGGCGTCGTAAGTTTCCGTGGGAACGACGGTGGACTTTTTAGGGAAGGTGCACAGATTGCTGCGATAGTATCTGGTACTCCTTCGGGAGGCATCCCGCCAACGATGCTTCAGCTCAGTACAGCACCCGCAGGGGGGACGCCAACTCCAAGGTTTAACATTGGGCCTACAGGCATAGTTACGTTTGGCGACCCTGCTGGCGGTGTCATTGCGTCAGTTAATCCCAATGGGAATTTAAGTGTAGACAACGCAACTCCTAGAATCATTGCCAATAAAGCGGCGCCTGCGGGTGGGCAATCGAGTGAGATCAGGGGAGCGACGGGAGGACTTACGCGGTGGAGGTTAATCCTTGGAGACGCTACGGCAGAGAGTGCGGATACAGGAAGTAATTTCCAACTTGTTCCTTGTCTTGACAATGGTAGCAGCCTGACAGCTGCGATTACAGCTAACCGAGCGACTGGCGTAGTTTCGATCCCTGCGCTGAGTGCTGGATTGCGTGGCAGCACTGTGGCTGTGGCCGCTGGTGAAGTCGGCGAATATCAGCAGGCGATCTTGGCCGCTCCTGTCACGCCCATTGTTAGCACGGTTACCAACATTATGAGTCTTGCTTTGACGGCTGGTGATTGGGACGTTTGGATGACTGGCGGAGTCATACCGGCAGTGCAGGGGGGCATGGAAGCGGAATTGAGTGCTGTGGGAACGCTAAGCGGTAATTTTCCAAATTATACGTCTTTGGTGTTTTTTGGTGCTGGCTCTTTAAATCCAGTAGCTATAGGGCCATTTCGGTTCTTCTCTGCTTCCCCAATTACGGTATCGCTCATGGTGCGAGCCGGTGCGGATGGTCAGCAGATATTTAGGTCGTTCTTGGGTGCACGACGTGTGAGATGATAGGAGAGAGAAATGGCAATCGTACCGAACCTAGGCATTCCCGGTTATCCTGTCGATCAGAAGTTCTGCTCGAATAACCGTGTTGCAGCGACTGGAGCAGCTGTGATCGCACTTACTCCGCTGTACCCCGGTGAAATTGTAATGGCGGCTGACACAGGGCAGCGGTACATGGGACTTAGCCTGACTGCTGGCGCGTGGGGTCAGGTGCACGGCACTATCCCGCATAGCGGGGGTGATTCTGGCACAATCTCTGTGTGAGTCACACAAATGAACGTCTACCTCGGCATTAAGCAGAATTTGGACTGGGCGTCACCTAGCCGTATCTTTGCGACTACGGTGGACCTATTCAATTCGCAGCCGAACTATGAGCACGAGCTTGCAATCGCTCTCGACACGAAAGTCAAGTATCAAGGCGTTGCTCCAGTTGTGGGCGGATGGGGGTATGCGACTGGAGCACCTGGACCCTATCCGCCACTGCCAGACGCTCCCGCAGTGAACGATAGCTTTACCAAGCTGCTGCTCGAGTTCGAAGGCATCGAGGGATCGACTACATATGAGGACACTAATGCAGCAGGATGGCCTCGAACTTGGTCAACCATTAGACGCGCAGCTTCAGGAAGCATTACGAATCAGGGAGAACTTTTTGGTGAAGGGTCTCTCAGGCTCGATGGCGGAACTGTCCTCACAGCACCCGATGACGTTCGCTTCGTCTTTGAGGGTAACGATTTTACAATTCGGGGGTACTTTCTCTGTGATTTCCCGCTTGGCGAACAACGAGTACTTTCTGCCAAGACTGACTTACAGCCGAGTCTTGGATTCATGTATTGGGTAGACCGAACGTCTTCAGGACATCTGTCTGTTGCGCTAGGGCTCGATCAGCGTTTCCTGCACAGGCTACAGGATAGGTTCGAGAACCTGATATTGGATCGGTTTGGACAGGTGATCGTCTCTAACTTTACGTTCGTTGCTGGTGGAGAGAACTTACTACTACAAAGCACGACCGTTTTCAGTGACACGATTAATACGGGATGGCACTCGTTTGAATACACAAGACTCGGGAGCATCTTGCGGTTGAAAATTGATGGTGTGGAAGAGGACATGAAGGCTATTGGCATTGAGCAGATACTGTCAGTGCCGGGGCCTATCACGATTGGTGGTTATGGACCTCCAAAAGAGGGAATGTTCTCTGGTCAGCCTTGGATTGGCGGTCTGGATCGGTTCGCAGTCGATATAGGGATAGCGAGGTAGCTATGCCAAAAGGTGGTGGAAAAGCAACAGTGAAAGATGTCATGCACAAATATAAGCATGGCAGCCTTCATAGCGGCTCCAAGAAGGGGCCAATAGTTGACAATAGGCAACAGGCAATTGCCATTGCACTGTCGGAAGCTGGACTGAGTAACAAGCCACCTAAAGGGAGGAAATGATGGGTGCGAACATTTGGTTTTGGTTGATCTACGTGATCTTTGGAGTCTTTGGCCTTCTTGGCATCGGCCCTTGGTACAGGGATCGGGTTGGTCCGTGGGGGCCGTTTGGTGGCTGGCTTGTTCTGTTTATCCTCATCGGCCTTCTTGGCCTTCACGTCTTCGGAAGCCCAGTTAGGTAGTGTGAGTCACACACATGGATACAATGCTGAACGCGATGCACAAGAGGGTCAGGGAGAAATCCTATAAAGACCCCCAAGACTTGATTGCTGCTGTGCTCGGGGACATGATGACTCCGAACGACTACGTGGAGCGGAATTTCCCACAGATGATGCACTGGAACGACTTTCTGAAGGACTCGCCTGAGTCGGAGAATATCATCGATGCTCGACGCAGTGACGAGGACGTTGAAGCATCTCCACAGGACTACATCAATAACATCTTTCAAGAACTCAAAGATCCGCGAGTTCGATGATGGCAGCGATTCGACCAGACCTAGGGATGCAGATCCAAAACTATCACGGTTTCGGCTCAGGGCACGCTGCGCCAGAGCCTGATCCGATTACGCAGGCGATAGAGTACTGGCTGTTTCAGCAAGGTCAGATGAGTGAAATGCCTGTTGATCAGCCAAGAGTACCACTCGACAACCCACCGATGAGTGAGGAAGGCTATACCGATGAACAGTCACAGCAGCAACCTGATCTCGAGCGCCTCTTCAACGAGATGGGTCAGGAGACTCGCTTCAGAGGGAAGCCAAGAGGATTGGCCAATCCAAATGAGTTAGAAGACCTTGGCTATCCACGCACAACAGGCCGTGATACAGACATCCAAGAGGCCATCCGTGGCTACCTTGGCGAATAGTGTGAGTCACACATATGCCGAATTATCGCCTCGAGGAAGGTTCCACGCAGCACGGCTTTCAGCTCAGCCGAGCGAAGGTCCAAATATTTGCTGGGGGCTTTGCGAATGGGAAGACGACTGGTCTGGTGATCAAGTCTTTGCACTTGGCGAAGTACTATCCTGGCTGTACGGGGCTGTTAGGAAGAGAGACCTACCCCAAGCTGAATGACACGCTTCGGAAAGAGTTCTTCAAGTGGTGTCCCGGTCACTGGATCAAGAAGAAGCCAACTCAGGATGATAACTCTTGTTATCTTATCAATGGCTCGACGGTGCACTTTCGGTACATCGCACAGAGAGGAAAGACGACGAACGAAGATGGAACCACAACCAGTAATTTGCTTTCTGCGACCTATGATTGGATCGGACTGGACCAAGTTGACGATCCCGGGATTACTCATAAGGATTTTCTTGATCTACTTGGTCGTCTACGGGGTGATACTTCTTATCGTGTAGAGGACGAGCCAGAAGATCAAACGATGCCAAGCGATGGTCCTCGCTGGCTTATGATGACGCTGAACCCGTCGCAGAACTGGGCGTATCACGAACTGGTCAAGCCATACATCGATTGGAGAGATAAGAAGATCTTCTCGAATAAGCTGCTGATTGATGAGGATTCTGAGACGCCAATCGTCGAGCTGTTCGAGAGCGATACCTATGCGAACAAGGCCAACCTGAAAGCGGACTTCATACGCACACTGGAGACGACCTACAAAGGCCAGATGCGTGAACGGTATCTGTTAGGCAAATGGGCAGCCTTCGAGGGACTTGTGCATCCTGACTTCGACATAACGAAACACATCGTAAAGCGCGAAGCGATGCTGGAGCATCTCTATGCTTGCCGACAACGCCATGTCAAGGTTAAGGCGATTGAAGGATACGATTTCGGGATCGCGACTCCTACGTGCTATCTGTTGGGCTTTATTGACGATTACGGTCGCGTTATTCTGGTTGACGGTTTTTATCAGCCTAACTACGATGTGATGCAACATGCGAATACAGTCAGGGAGATCAGGGGTCGATATCATGGCTTGCTATTCTACAATGATCCAATCATTGCTGATCCGGCAATCTTTCGCCGAATCGTTGTTGCTGGTCAAACCGTCCGCAGCACTACGATCGCGAGGATTCTCAAGGATTCCGGGCTTAATATGCGTCCAGGGAGCAGTGATGTTCTATCTGGCATTGCTAAAGTTAACTCGTACATTGCTGGAACACCTCGCACGCCGCACCTGATTGATGGGACGACACCGGGACCGCTTCTCTATGTGGCCGAGGAACTCCCGTGGTACCAAGACGAGATCATGAGCTATTACTGGAAGCGCGACTCGCAGGGAAAGAGCATCGATCAACCCGTGGACCACGATGACCATGCGATGAATACGACTAAGTACATGCTGAGTAAACTTCCTGATCCGAGCGAGATCGTTGTGCCAGAAGATCGACTGCCGCCGAAGTGGAGCTACTGGCACGAGATGAGTTCGGA